TCTCGTACAGGCGTGAGGCCAAATAGTAACTTTTTTAATAACTTCTTAAGTGGAGCATATCAAATTATGGGATTTAAGCATAAAATTGAGTCTAATGGAGAAGCTTCAAGTGAGTTTTCTTTAGTCGGTGGACCTGTCGCCACTAATATCAATAAGGAGCAAGCATGAACAACGCAATTGCTCACCTAACACCTAAAATTTCTCTGGCTGAAGTTACTAATCGAATAGATCCTACCAAAGTGGGGTTGTTTCAAGCAAGAATCTCCGCTGAATCCAATGCCGAAAGACCTGTAATGTATGTAACTCCTTACGCTTCAAATGAAGCAGGTGCATTTGTTGCAGTTCCCGAACTCGGTGTCCAGGTTTTGGTTTGTCAACCCGCAGGATCGGCTGACTGGTATTACCTGGGTTCTACATTTGCACCCCAACCAAAAGAAAGCACAGGTTCTTTAACTATTGACAATGCAAACCTGAACCCTTTAGAGATCGCTGCTCCTGATTTATCGAGGGCTATGGGCGTTCCTATGCGAATGCAATGGACAGGGACTAACGGAGGAGGTTTTCATATCATGGAAGAGATGAACGAGTCCATGATAAACGAGAAAGTTGAGATACAATCCTCCACCAGCAAGAAGGTTTCGCTGAATGACAACCCTACAAGCGATAGCATCATACTTAATTCAGGAAACGGAAGCACTATCAAAGTTACTGATAACCCACAAAACATGATGGACCCAGCACGGGCCGTATTAATTGAAACGGAAGGACCGCAGAAGTACATTAACAGCAAAGCTCAAACGGATATTGTTGTTCTTGATGGAATGGAGCTTCAAGTTCTTAATAATTCTACAGGCTCCATGGGTTCAGAAGAAGACCCCGCAGGTAATGTAAACATACAAAGCAAGTGGAAGGATGTTAATGTCTTCACCAAAGCAGCCGAAGGTAGAATCTTTATTGAATGTCTAAACGGGGACGGTAGCAATCAAGTTATTGAAATACAAACTAACGGTGCTGATGGAGCGATTCGTATTAAGACAAATGGAAAAGTAGATATTAGTGCTAATAATATAGGCATCGAAGCTTCAGGGTCTATAAATATGAAAGGAGCAAGTATTAACATGGAGTCTACACAAGGAGACTTTAACATTCGCTCCTCCTCCACGGTTAATGTTGCAGGATCTCAGGTGCAGTTAAATCCCACCTATGAAGTCCCCCAAGCTACTCCTGATATCGGAAGTAGTGAAGATTACTACGGTGGTTCTGGAATTACTACATACTAAGAGGACACTATGGCATCATTTGATTTAGAAACATTCGCAAAAGTAACGGGGCAGACTGGGACAGGGCTCTTCCAGTCGATTGGTATGTCTTTTGGACTTCCTAGTTGTATGCTTGGATTAGCAGCCAATGCTCTCAACCTTCTCCCCAGTGATGTTTTGGGGGATGTTAGTGATAAAATTGCAGAAGGAAAGGCGGCGGCTAACGATAAGATGAAAGAAGTATTCTCTAAGTTAGCCAGAGATACAGGAATTATTGAATTTGATACGGAAACTGGAACAATTAAGTTTTTTGGAAAGGGGTGGAATGGGATAGACAATGATGGATCCCAAGCATTAGATAATTTAACAGGAGCATTAGGAGCTTTACAGTATGGACTTTCTTATGCTTCGCAGATTTATCAGAATATTGAGAGTATCACGGATCAAGTTGAAAGTGTTATAGATTGTCTGGATAAACTAGCCTTACTGGAGTCATATAAGGGTGGGAATTCAGCAGATCAAAAGGGAACATTGTCTCCCTCAGAGCAAGAGAACTTAATTAACAATACTTACGGAGCAGATAAGGCTAAGTTGCAGAGAACAGCCTCCTTTATAACCCAGTGCGATACACAATTAGAAACAATCAATGAGATTCTCGCAAATAGGATCCAAGATCCCACACAAGAGCCGTGCTTCCTGGACTCTTCAGAGCTAGACCCTTTCCTAGACAGCACTACGTTCAAAAGATGCCCCGCAGTGGACCCTGGTTTAGAGCAAGAAGATGTATTCCGTCTCACTTATGGGCCTCCTGTCTCCGAAGCAGGTCATTATGTGTTAACCAGCGATGGACTTTATTATGACTCGCAGTCTGGAGGCTTAGATCCTGTCTACTTAGCTATTTCAGGCATTGTACCTGTAGGGGATGCGTGGACTTATGACTATGATCCGAACCTAGGTGGTAAGGGACAGGCCATTTCCATGAGGTCTTTGAATAAGTATACCGATAACATCTTTGATTTAGACTTGGTAGACGATAGTTTAGCCTTACAACAGTACTATGACGCAGACCATTTCCTAGCTACCCTCATACAGCAGAGAGATAAGCATGTTTTTGATCTTTCAGGAGATCTTCAAAGGTATATTGGAGAGTTCGGCACTGATTCTTCCATCACTAAGAACCAAAGACAACTGATTATCTCTGATATTGCACTGCACAACAGCAAAATTAACCGAAGAAAGAAGCAGATCGAGGTTTCTGTTAAGGCTCCACAGATTTATGGAGAGGATAGCGCACCTGCATTCGCTCCTGGAGATGTTCCTATTAATGATTTCTCTTACTTAGAGGAATATAACCTAGGAGTAGACTTGGAAAAACAAAAAGCTCTAGTTTTTGAGCAAGCTGAGGTGGGAGGAATTGTACTTCCCATTCAACCTAAGTTTGTAGCTACGGCTGCTAGGCCCGAGTCCATGTCTGTTGATCACTTAAATGTACCGACAATCGGAAAAGGGTCAATTTTATACTCTCCGTCAGGCACTCTCTCAGGAACCGTGTTGTCCTTAACCGATGAGATAGCTACAGACCGTCTCTTTGCCATTTATAATTTCTTGGAGACCACGTTGGAGTTGCCATCCTCCATTGATTTCCCCACCACAAACTGCGCTACTGAAGACATGTACAATAATGGTCAGCTAGTGGGACCTGCAAAGTCTGAAGTCTTCTTCTCAGGACTAGGAATTCCTTACTTAGAGGGAATTGTGGAAAACAAATCTAGTGATACGGCAGCAGCGTCAGCGTTAGGCTCTTACTTTAAGCTCCCCGCTACTCCAGAGTTCAACGACCTAACTTATTCGCCAAGTGGATTTACTATGGAATGCTGGGTTCATGTTCCTAACATTGTAAATGGAGAATTAGGATGGCTTAGTTCTACTGCCTCGTCCTTAACGAAGGCAATTATTAGCTCAGACAATGTAGGTGTAAAAGAAGGCGCATCGGCTTTGGACCATACAGGAGCCTTACGAGACTTAGATGCCCTAGAGAACGACCGAGGAGATTCTTTCGTGAGAGGGATGGTATGTGGCTTTACCCGAGATCGACGAATTACTCACCAGGGGCAGGGATACAGTAATGCCAATTATGATAATGACCCTGTATCTTCTCTAAGTTTCTTTATCGCTCCAACTCAAGCCCGAGACGCTTCGTCTGCTTCGTTTATCAATGACGTAGAGTGTCAAAATACAACTGCCTTTTACAATATGAAAGTGGACTTATCCTCCACTACATTTGGAGATGTCTCCTCCCAATTTGTACTAGTAGATGTGACGGTTAACCCTGCAAATAATGAGATAAAATTCTATGCGGATGGATCTTTAATAGCCACCTCCTCTATTTCGACTGCTTTTGGAGTAGACCCCACCCAAACAATTAATCTGCCTTCCTTCAAGAAGGATAGTAGTTTTGAGTACTCCTCCACCACTGTTGATGGCCCTACCACACTCAAGACTGGTCCAAAACTAAATACCTTCTACACTCCTTGGATTGTGGGAGGAGGGTACACCGATGGTATGTACCAGCACGGGAACTTCCTGGGTGGGGACCGAGGTGGAATTACTAGTGGGTTGCGCGGACATCTAGGAAGCCTAAAGTTTTACTCTAAGCCCCTAGATAGTAGTGAAGTAACTACTAACTACAAAGCTCAAAAAGGCTTCTTCAAAAATATTAGGATGTAATGGCCGCTAATCAGACAGTAAATGTATACGGGAAAACCATCCCTAACTATATGCAGCAAGTGCCCACGGCACAGAGAAACCATAGATTTGGTTTGAAATTTCCTTTAGGTAGCCGCAAGACCGCAGGAGGGTTCTTTTCCAAGAACTCAGGAGTGGATTGTATTAAGGATTCTGTCAAACAGTTGCTGTTGACTGATAGGAGTGAGAGGGTAATGCTTCCAGGATACGGGACCAATCTTAGACGCTTCCTTTTTCAGCCTCTTGATGAGCTTACTTTTGAAGCAATCAAAAGAGAGATAACTAGTTCCTTCTATAGCTACATAGTGGGAGCAAATCTCACCAAGATTAAAGTTATTCCTTTAGGGGATATTGGTCCTTCAGGTGGCAACTCCTTAAAGATTGCTTTAGATTTAGAATTGACAAGTGGAGATTTCGAAGTATTCGATGTTGAGGTAAAATTATCATGAACTTTTCTGGAACCATAAACTCAGACTTTATGAAGTTGGCTGAGATTCCTGAATCCAAGCGTCCTACGCTGATCAACTTCGCCGCTACGGACTTCGTTTCTCTAAGAAATTCGTTAATTGAATATGCAAAAGCGGTCTATCCTTTAGAGTATGAGTACTTTGTAGAGTCCGACCTGGGCATGATGTTCATAGAGCTTGTAGCCTACATGGGATCGGTGATGTCAATGAAAGCGGATATGTTGGCTAACGAGAACTTCTTTTCCACAGCAACTCAGAGAGGCAGCATTATCAAACTCCTTCAGCTAATCGGGGTCAGGTTAAGAGGTCCTCTTTCGGCTGCTTCCGATGCTCAGTTAAACTTTGGAAAGGCCACCCCAATGTCAGGAGATACCATTATCACCGCTGCACAGCGGACTATAGAAACCACTTCTCCAGAGGACGGCGGCGCACTAACCTTTACTTTGTATAAAGTTGTTAATGGTTTGGTTGATACGGCCAACACTACAGGACAGATTACCCTTAATGCTACTGAAGCCCAAGGTGCTAACAAAGATGTTTACACAAACTTGGTTATCCAAGAGGGTGCATTAGTTACGGATAGTGGAGAGTTTGCCGCTACTGAGGCAATTAAATCTATCAAGCTGAGTCAGAGTCCTGTTATTGATGGTAGTGTAGAAGTTTTTGTAACTGCTCCTACCACTGCCGCAAATGGCGCATACCGAGAAGTGCCTAACGTGTTCTATGCATCAGGAACCTCTGATAAAATCTTTGAAGTAGTGTACGATGAGAACTTTGGAGCATCAATTGTCTTTGGGGATGGAGATGCTGGTATCTCTCCTGATGACACTGCGTCTTACTTCATCACCTATCGTGTGGGAGGAGGAACAAGAGGCAACATCGTTAAGAATGCACTCAACCTTACGGTCACCAGCGACAAGGGAACTGGAACTCTAACTAATACCTCTGTCGGAGCAGGAGGAGCTAACGCAGAGACCATAGATCACGCTAAGAGATATGCCCCCCTGACATTCAGAAGGCAAGATAGACTAGTAACCTTAGAGGATTATTCCACATTTGCCAATACCTTTATTAGTGATTTTGGAACTACGGGTAAAGCGACTGCTGCCACTAGAAAAGCATATGCTTCTGCAAACATTATTGATATTTATATTCTAGAAACTGCTTCTGATTTTCAATTACAAAGAGCCACCACTAACTTTAAAACTCAATTGCTAACTGCTATGAATAAAAAGAAGATGGCAACTGACGATGTGGTTATCGTGGATGGTCTTATCAGAACTCTGGATTTAGTTACTACCATTCGCATTGATCGTGAGGAGAGAAAAAACCAAGAGCAAATTATTAACCAAGTGAGAGGAGAAATCTTAAACTTTATGAACGTAGATAACATGGAGTTTGGAGAAACGCTTGTGGTCGCAGACCTGAACAGAGAAATCTTTGAAGTGCCTCAGGTCAGGTACTCTACCATAGATAATGTTTCAGATGATATCCATGTGGACTTCAATGAGATTATCCAATTAAATAACCTCACCATTAATGTTGAACTGCTAGACTAATGCAAGACAATCGGTACACTCCTAATCCTAGAAAATACTACAAAAGCAATTATGTAGACGCTGTAGAATTAATCACTCCGAAGGTGTACCAACAGGAGGACTTAGACCTCAGCGGCACAGAGATCAACCCGCTCTCCCAGGTAATCAACTCACACATCCGAGCGGCTGCCAATATCTCCGAGGTGCTTTCAATCTCAGGCGTAGCAAATTCGCAAACCTCTAGCCTAGGAAATATATCAGGTATATCTCAATACTTTGTTAAGCAGAATAATCTAACAAAGATTAACCCGTTTATTCTAGAGCAAAAAATCCTACTGCCTCTAGGAACTACGTTTGCAAACTTTGATACGAGTGGAGAGTTCAATGACTATCTTTCAGGAACTCTTCTGCCTTCTATCATTCCAGCCACGGGTTCCGAGAAAGGAAGCCCTGAGCATAATATAAGCACTCTCTCTGCACTCAACAATAGCACAGAGCCCAGTAGTATTCACAACTATCTTGTAGACGCTCTAGGTTGGTTTTACTTCTTAAACACTTCGGCTGATGGGGACCTGGATTACTCTCCCTCAAGCTATGTCCTCAGTTCATTCAATACTTTATACACAGGAAACGAGCTAGTAACAGTCGATGGAGTTAAAGGGTTCGTGGAGTATATTTGGAGAAATTACGAAACGTGTTCTACCTTTGGCTCCTTGAGTCTTATCCCTACTGATTTTGTTTCGGGAACAGCAGACGCGAGAACGGAAACCAGTGCAGGGGCACTTCCTGTATACACTAGCGGAATTCAACGCCTAGAGAATTTACAAACTTTAGTAGATGTAGTGTATTCTCCGCTCTTTATCGACCAGCAGGACTACACTGTTAAAGATGCTTTTCAAAGTTACATAGATGCGTCCGTAGAGCTAACTGACAGGGTATCTAAAGGACCGTTTAGAAAGTTTTCAAACTTACTTGGTTTTGAGTTTGCTGATATATCTAATGAGGTGGACAACTTAGGTCTAATCTATGACATAGAAAATGCTAAAGATGAAAACCTGCAATACATCGCAGAGTTGATCGGATGGAAGTTAAGAGGAGTTTCCGCTGACAAATGGAGACACCAACTCAGGCAAGCAATCGACCTGTATAAGAGATCAGGAACCATGGAGGCTATTCAGACTGCGATCAACCTCCTTATCACTGATAGTGTCCTCGATGTCTCCGCTGCTACCAGCGAGCTATGGGAATCCTATGTTCCTTACTTAATCTGGTATTCCTTGGGAACAGAATCTCCCCTATTTAAATCACTTAAAACTTGGTCGTTCGGCTTGGCTCAGGAAGCAGGAGTGGACGCCTACAACACAAGCAGCCTAGAGGCTAATATTCATAATGTAGTAGATTACATTATGCTTGAACTCTACAAAGCTTTCCCTGATAGCTTTGTATTTAGAGGAGAAAGGTTTCCTGTTCCACGCCTGTTCAACTTAACTGAGCTTGGTCAACTAGACGGGATTTACACTCTTGTTGGCGAGCCTAGGATGCTCCCCTTTCACGCACATATCATTACTCAGCCAGGGTATGAGACGGCTAGAAGAGAAGCATATCGTAATGGGCATAAACTTGCATGGGATTCAGCGATATCCTTAGGTCCGTTAGGTTCTGGAGTCTATATGCAAGGCTTAGATCATCCTAATTATGCTCTAGGGGAAGTTCCCCACTTCTTGTCTGCTACAGGAGACATGGAGTTTATGTTTAACTACAGAGATAAAGTAAATTATCCTTTGCCTCCTTTTGAAGAAGTAAAATATTATAAGGATAGCAACCTTTCCCCTCAAATTGTAGATCTATTAGGCGAGAAACTTTCGTGCTTCCAGGTAAAGGAATCCTTTGTAACACAGGTTAAAGACTTTATTTTAAACGAGGGTATTACTACCGACACCAACCTGGGATCTCTTAATGAGATGTTGATGTTCTTTAGCTCTGTACAGACTCCACCTAACTTCGATGATGTTATGTTGAGTATTTCGGATTACGAGAAGAACTTACTCGATTTGTGGAACGGTAAATCTTCGCACCTGTTTATTGATTTTAATAGCGGAGATTTTGATTTCTCACAAGACACATTAGAAGCAGATGGAAAAAATGCTTTATATGAGGCGAGTAGAGTTGCTAGAGAATTTGCTCCTGGTCATGCGATACCAAGGGTTAACTTAAATGCAAGTGCTTCAGATGATTACGATGCTTCCAGCACTAAGTTTTTGTATCTAGGCTTAGATCATGACGGAACTAGAGAGTCCTATACTTCAGCCTCCATCCTAGGAAACTTTGAATACAGTGGGGTTTCCATGGGAACTGTGTCTCCTGGTGACGAGGACGGAAGAGGTGGCCTCAATACTTTCCACAGGGATCAGGTTGACAAGATTACCGATACGCTGCTTTCCTCTACGACTGCCGCGCCTCTTGCCAACGTAGGCAGAAGAGCCTTGAGGAGGAGAAATCTTCGTTACTTGCTCCCCAAGGAAGGATACTACGACAGGACGGGCTTCAATGGCCCTGTGAGCTACGATCCCTCTACTTACGAGTCTTCCATGCCCTCCTCCCTTGGAGAGCTTACGTTGGGTTACGTTGCGTCTGCTGGTAAGTTCTTCCCTGTGGTCGATCCTGTCAATCCATCGGGCGTGTGGCATAGCTGTGAGAATCTTGAGTCTAGCAGAGAGTTCTCAGGGGTTGTTACGAGTCAAACTTTCCCTTTCCGAGGATTAAGTAGTCTTAACTCCAATTATTTTGGAACCAGTTCAACGGATCGTTATGTAGACCGTGGGCAATTGCCTCTTATCTACAATACAATGCATCAACTGTTTGAACAAAAAGCTTTTGATTCTGCTTCCCAGAACACCGACTTTGATTCTTCGGCTTATCAAACGAATGCCTATTGGAAAAATCAGTTATTAAGCACCGCTAATGAGTCGATAGCGAGTGGTTTAGTGCTTAACTCCTATGATGATTACATTAACTTTAGCTTTGGAACGGGAGTTCATAAGACCTGGGCTGATCATTGTAAATATTTTGGAAGTCCTCTGGGTTTAAATGAGGTCGAT